AAATTAAATGCTTTTGCATAAGTTATAGCTTTAGTTCCTGTACCAGAAACAACATCATTTTCTGATACTGTAAATGCTTCAAGCTGTAAAGTTACTCCTACTGCTGTTACTATTGGCGTTGCTGTGTTATTATCTGACTGCATTAGTACCCTAAATTTAAAAAATCTACCTGTATAATCACCAATGGTAAAATCTTGAAAGGTAGAGAAAGTAACATTATCGTCTGAAACAGCTATCTGTAGTTCAGAAGAACATTGAGTGTTAGCATCACCATCAAAGTTTGATGGTTGATCATCAAAATCACCACTTACAAAATCAAATATTCTTGCCCTATCTGTTACTTGTTGTGTAAGGGTAGCTGTTATTTGAGTAGTTACAATAGAACCAGCATCTACTGTTTGTGCAAACTCATAAGTTCCTGATGATTTTACTGTAGCATTTTCACCGCCATCAAAAAGTGTAGATGTTATTGAATCAAAATTACCAGTAACATCATCAAATAATTGATTGCCTTTTAAAACTAAACAAGGTGTATTATCATCTCCTATTGTTGTTTTCACAACATCTGTCTTTGTTCCATCAAAATCAGGATTTTCATTTTGCGTAAGTAAATCTGTAAATTCACCAATCGTTGTTACTTGTGTTACTACACTACTAGCATTAATAGATACGTTACCTAATTTATCTACTGCCTTAATTAAATATGTTCCAGTCTTAGCTGGTACAACTATAGATGTACCTGGTCTAGATAACTTCTTAACTAATACGATTGAGTTCTGCCATTCAGCACCTGTTGTAAGTGGGCTAAAATTTATACGATAATGTGATAAATCTAAGTCAGGTTGCCAACTATATTACAAGCAAAGTTTTCTACATCTGATGGTGGTGCTATCTGTCCAATAATCTCTCTTTGAGCAGAAATCGTTGATGATTTAACACCGAATATATTTACACCTCTTACCCTTACTGTATATTTTGCCTTATCTATTACATTTAAAAATTCAAATTTAGTCCTTGCTCCTCTACCAATTAATTTAAAAGTATCAGCTGGACTTAAAGCTGTATCAGTTGCGTCTGTATCTTGTCTTACTTCAACTTCAAATAATTCTGTAAAATTATCTGTTGGTGCTGTAAAGTTAATTACTAATTTTACTATTACTGTTCCATCATTGTATTGTACTAATTCATCTGTAAGTGTTAGACCTGTTGGTGCAGAAACTTGACTAGCTGATGGAAGATTTGTTGCTTTACCAGTTACAATAGATGAATAATCAGAAGAAGAAAAATCATATACAGCACTAGCAGTTTCTCTAAATTCACAATTTATAACTGGCATAGGATTACCACCACTTGCTGAAAAAGACCAACTAGAAACTTCAAATGTTTTATTAGTAAATCCTAATCTAGAATTTGTAATATTTACTGTATCACCAATATCCAATTCAAAAGCATCTAAATCGAAAACTGTTGTAAAACTTATTTGTTGCCTTGCTTTTTGTAATTGAATTTTTGCTAATCTTTGAACTGTTGTACTTGAAGTGGTAAATGGAAAATTAAATTCACCAAATATCCTTTCACCATTATCTTCTGTTTCAAAAGTACTGCTTGTTAATATCGGATAATCTTCTGGTTGATAATTATTTGATGGTTCAGAATAAATACCTTTTACAGCATTAAATAATTCTTTTTTAGATATTCTTGTATTTAAAGTTATTCCGCTTCTTAAATTACTTTCATCTAAAGTAACTGATGGTGTTTCATAAGTTGCCGCCCTTAATTTGAATTGACCATTAGAATATATTAAAGCACCGCCAATGCTTGATAACATATTTTCCATAATTGTTTTTGGACTTGATGATGTAATAAAAGAACCATTTAAAGTAAACCTATCTTCTGTACCGCTTGTTAAAGAAACATCTTCATCACATATATTAGCTATTGCTTGAAAATTTGTATCATTAATTTCTGTTGCATCTGCATTAAGACCATAACTTGTATCTAAAAGATAATCTCTAATACATAAAGCTGGATTACTTGAAAATGCAGTTGCACTTGTTCTAGGATCAAAAACTTTTTTACCTTGTATCTCTGCTGATATATTTGGAACACCATTTGGATAAACATCTGAATCAAAACTTAACCTTACATATAAATAAGCTATACCTCTTAATCTATGGTCTGTTGTCCATTGAGTTATATCACTTACTAAATCAGCATCAGCAACTTGTGCATCTGCACCTAAATGTTTTTTAATTCTAGCTTTACCCTCATATTCATTACCAGAAGATGGAAAAAATCTAGCAATACCATTACTATCAGAACCGTCTTGTGTAAGTGCTACTTCATCTTCATTAAAAAAAATTTTTGTAAAATCATTTACTTCATGTCCAGCAAAAGCAATAACCATGTGTAAAAAATCATTGTTACTAGATGTTTCTGCATATACTATAGTTCCACCAACTCTTGTTTTACCATATATAATTCTATGTGGGTTTATTGCACCTTTAGATGTAACTGTAACTCCAGTTTGCAAACTTGTACCTATTTCTGGAACATCTATATCAGGTGCTAATTTTCTATTTACTGCTGATAATACTAATTGAGTACCTGCTGAAACTAAAAATGTACCTACTAAACCTGCCGCAGTACCTTTAAGACCAATCATTCCACCAACTTTAGTTGCAAAAGCAGATGGTCCGATTGCTGGAATTGCCGCAAAACCTGTAGCTATGGCACCTACTATTAATGCACCTTTTACAACATCAGAACCACCACCGACTGTATCTTCAACAAAATCTACTACAGCACCAGTTTTAGCAATAGAACCATGATAATCAAAACTATCTTCAAATATAATATTATCATGCTTATCGTATATAACTTTATTGTAAATTTTCATTTATAATCTCCAACTAATATCCCCTTGCATAGTATCTACATTTATTAATTTTGTTTGACATTTTAATATACTTCTTGCACCTACACAAATACCAAAAGAACCACCATACTCAATATGGCGATTTGCTCTTTCTTTAAAAAAAATAATATCTCCTCTTTGTGCTAAAGGTATAATATTGTCTGTATAATTATTTTCTGTAAATATTTTATGACCTAAATCATATAAGTTTTTACATTTATTTTTAATAAATATTTTTTTTGCATCAAAATGATTTTTATAACTTTCTTTAAATATTTCTTTACCTGTCATAATTTTTATACCTTTAATTATGAACAACCAACAATCATTTTTACCTAATTCATATTTTTTATTTTTTTCTTCTTCTAAATATTTATTTAGATTAGTTTCCCAACCCTCCAATTTCATTAGTTAGTTGATTGACCCCATACTATTTCTTTATCTTGTAAATCTGGTACAAACTCTAAACCCTTGTCACCTGTAAATCTTTGTAACTGATCTTCATTTGTAAATCTTCTTTCTTTAGGTCTATCAAAGGCTATTAATCTATTTTCTAAATTTATTGTAATAGTTGAAGTTTCTGCTTGTTCATCTATTTTCATTATATCCATTTTACCTTTAAATAATGTATAAACATCTGCTATTACATTTTTACTTGAATCGAATGTACCAAAATAAATAGCGGCATTTCTATTTGTATAATTTGCACCAAGTGCGGCAGAGATAATAGAAGATTTTATACCTGTTACTTGAACTTGTGCACCAATAGCTTCTAATTGGTCACTTTCTCCAATAGCACTTATATTTAATAAATCTCCTAAACCTGTAAAAGTATTAGATGAACCTCCAGCAGTCATAGTTATATTACCATAACCAGTCCAGAAATATAATGTTCCTGTACTAAATTCTAACTGAACAGCAAAAAAAGGTTGAACTACCTGTGCCTTAATAGAATTTTTAAATGCAGTTGTTATTGATCGTGCCATAATTTACTCCTATATAAATTAATAGTAAAATTAAAATAAATATGTATAATAATTCATCTTTTTTATTCATGTATTTTTAATATTTTTTTTCTTCCTTGATAAATCTCTGTTGTTGCTTTTACTTTTTTACAAGAAAATTGTACCCTTTCAGGTCGTACTTGCCTTTCAGCAATTCTCTTTGAACGCAAACAGTCACTCATCTTTTCTTTAAAAGTATGCTCAATCATATTTCCATTTAACATCATTATCAAAGCTACTACTACCTCTGTCATTGTTTATAACTCCCATTATCTCTTACTTTATCTTTTAAAATTTCTAATTGTTCTGTAAGTTTATCTACATCTTTAATTAGTCTTTCTATATTTACTTTATTGTTCATCATATCATCAACTCTAGTAACTAATTTTTCTATTTCTACAATGCTATCCTCTATTAATAAAAATTGTTCTGCATCTGCTGGTAAACTACCCATTTCACCTCTTGGCCACTTTATTCTAC